ACAAATACTTGACCGATCTTGCCGGGCAGACTGGCAAAGAACGCAAGCGCCTCGTTCCATCTATCGATGACCCATTGCGCCGCAGCGGTGACCCCGGCTGAGACGCTCGCCCACAACGCAACAAAGAAGTCGCCGATTGTTTTAGGAAGCCCCGCAAAGAACGCAACCATCGCGTTCCATGCTGTCACGGTTGCAGTGGCGGCGATGCCTGCCCCTGTCGTGATCAACAGCCACAGCGCGACGAAAAATCCACCGACCAAGGCGGGGAGTGAAGCAAAGAATGTGAGGAGGCCATTCCATGCGGTCGTGACGAATGTTGCGGCGGTCTGGGCGGCGGTCGTGACCTGCGTCCAAAGGCCAGCGAACAGGCCGCCGATGAGAGCAGGCAGGGTCGCGAAAAAGGCAACGACCGATTGCCACGCCCCGATAATCGTATTCGCAAGTTTGGGCCAATCAACCGCGAAATACAGAGCGACAATTGCAACGGTCAATAACAAGATGACTGCCAATATCGGGGTGCCCGCCGCAAGTCGAAGTACCGTTGTCAGAAGCTTGAACGCGCCCGTCAAGTATCCGACTGCGAGCACGGCCGCCGTGACGCCCACTGTAAATTTTGTGCCGAAAGTATCGTTGATGATGGTCGTCAAGCCCGTAAGGATTCCACCGACAACGTTGATGGCCGGGACGAGCTTGTTGTTGAACAGGTCCAGCAGAGCGGGCATCGCGTCGAGCAAGCCGTTGAAAACTTTGCCGACTATGATGCCAATCGCATCGAATGCTTTTTGGATCGCGGGGCCGTTCTGGCTGACGAAGCTCTTGATCTTCGCAGCCGCATCATCGAAAAACTTGACAATCGACGCGCCGTTTTTCGTGAGGCTACCGTTGATAACGTCAAGCAGACTGGCAATGGCCGGGCCGAAGGCTTGTTTGAATTGCTCATATAAACTGGTGACCTCCCTGCCCAAGGAGGTCAGCGAGGTGAGGAGCGGGCCGCCGAACTTGTCGATCAGCGCATTGTAGGCTTTCTGATCGGCAAGCTGTTTCGTCAAACGTTCGTTGGCTGCCTTGACCTCGTCCTGTGCTGCCGCCGTCTGGCGCGCGACAATCTGCGATTCCCGAAAATCGTCATTGAGCTTTTTAACGGACTTGCTGTAGGTCTCGTAATCAATGGTCCCCGTTTGCAATTGCGCGAGCAGTTGGCGTTGCGAGGACTGATAGCCGATGGCGGCTTCAGTCCCTTGCAGCGAGGCATTGTTCGAAGCGATCTGCGCCGCAGCTTGTTTGTCGAGGGAGTCCGAGGTCCCGCCAGCTTGTTTTGCGACCGACGCCGCAAACCCCAGCAAGCCCGCGCCCGCCGCGACCGCGACCGTGCCCAATTTGGTGACGTTAGCCGCAAACCGCGCAAGGTCTTTCACGACGTTGCGCACTTCGGTGCCGAGTTTGCGCGCCGCCTGCTCGACCCCGGCCAGGTTTGCCGCAGGTGCGGTCGAAATCTTTGTGTCGCCGAGCGCTTTGAGGGACTTGCCTGCGTCCTGGGTCGAACCTTCAACGGCTTTGGTCGACGCCTTGACGCCAGCAGCAGCCTTGGCGGCGGCCGCGTCTATTTTTTCAAATGATGCCTTGCCCGCTGCCGCATAGGCGGCAAGTGCTGCGGCTGACTCGTCGGTCCCTTCGACTGATACTTTTGCGACGAGTTCTTCATCAGCCACCTTTGAGCGCCTCCTTGTAGAACTGATCCATCTGATCAGCGACCCGACGAACGATGTCGCGCAAATTCCATTTCTTCTGGATTGTGATCGTTTCTTTGCCGAAATACATGGGCCGTCCCCCTGGCGCTATGAGCAACGGTGCCTTTCCAGCGCGATCGACTCGCCCCAACAGGCCAGGGAAATCCCTTGCCTTGACCCCTTGCGCTTCGGTAGCGAAGCTGAGGGGAATCCAGAGCAGGGGCCGCCCCCGAATTACCCGGCCTTCTTCAAACTCTATCCAAAATGGGGCTTCGTGCGTGACGGTAATGGTCGTGTCGGTAGCCTCAGCGTGGAATCCGTCTTGCAATCTGGTCGAGCTGCCTGCGGCACGAATGTTCTCGCGACCCAGATTCTCAATCTCGGTAGCAGCGCGTTGCGTTGCGGCTTGTGTTGCTGCGACTGTCTTTTCAGCAAACCCATCAACCAACGCTTTGAATTGAGGTGCCAGCGATGGTCCATAGTTTAACGCGATGGTCACTGCGAATGCTCGTCGAGCTTTTTAAGGTAGTCTTTCACAGACTTGCCCTCGCCCTGCGCCGCGCGGAATGAATTGATCAAGCGGCGCTGGATTGCGAGGTCATCTCGTCCGATGATCTCGACCCATCCTTTGAGCTGTCTGGGTGTATATCCCCATGCTGTTTCGGGGGGATGTCCCGCTCGGATGCAGGTGTTGAGGGCTCGGGCGATTTCGTAACCGCTGCCCATCCAGCCGCGTCTGGTGCGACGTGGCGGACTAGACGCGTTAATCCGTCGACGAAAGACTTGATGCCCTTGGGGAATGTTAGTTCGACAATGGGCTCCATCAATTCGATCCACTCACCGGGCATCAAATCGAACAGTGCGAATTGAATGGTCTCGGCGTCGCCCTGTTTGCCGACGCCCATGGCGATGCATTGCGCGAGCATATGCGGGAATTGCGCGGCAAGTGTTGCGATGATATCGCCAGAGACGGCCTTCTCTGCCATGACAAGCCGCAACTCGTTTGAGTTCGCCAGCATGTCGACGATGAAATGTGCAGGCAGCCCTTGAACCTCGATGGCCTGCTCCCTGATCGTGACGGTCTTGCGGAGTTTCCCGAGGTCGACAAGCGAAACCATTTTATGGTGTTCCCTCTTTTAGTTGCTGATTTAGCCTGTGCCACCACCGCCGCCGCCGGTCTTAACATCCACGGTGCTGTTGGTGCTGCCGTCGCCGCTGGGGTCAAGGGTGGGGTCAAAGAAGACCGCAATCGAATAAGCGCCGTCGCCTCCGAACGTCACGCCAGCCGATCCCTCGGCAGCCACTTGCCCGCCGTCTATTGTATCGAAGCTCGTAACCTTGCCTTTAACGTTAAACAACAGTACGGCATCGCAACCATTTCCTTGGTTCGCTCTGCTTGCGCTCGCGGAGAAGAAACTGTCACCCAATGGAATTGGTCCTAACAGAAAGCGTTGCGTGGCCGTAGCAAAACCAACCCCAGGAGCTGGCGTGACAACATCGACCTCGTCAGCAAAGAACGGAGAGAACCCGGCCGGGCCTTGTATCGGTGCACCGGGCACACTCGAAAACCATTCTATGCTCGTCGCCAAGACAGCGGCGGCGGCGTTGTTCATGAACGTCGCGCCAGCGGCTGCATCCTCAAAGGAGACGTAAAACCCCGTCTCTGAATTAGCGCGAGGCGGGCGTACCACGCCGAACCCCCCGGAGTTGAAGTTGACTATCAAAGAGAATTGGCCGCCGTATGGTTGGCCAGTGCCGATCCGATTGCCGATTGTCGTCTCGTCCGGAAATTGAGCCCCATTAAACCAGATAAAGAAAAACTGTTCAGTGATCGGGTCGCCTGGAGTGAACGTGCTCGTGGTCACCGGGTCTTCAACCTCGATGAGCTTTATCGAATCGTCTCCGCCTGAAACGTCGAACGTAGGTATGGGTGCCGGGCCTCCAGCTTGGTTCGCATTACCATGCATGGTAACAATCAGATACGCCTTGCCTTTGCGCCATTGAATGTTCGTGACGCGGCCGGGTGGATCGGGGGCGAACGGCACCCTCTAACCCTACGGCCCGACTGGCGCGATGTTGGTGCAGACTGCGGTGCCGACCTTGCCAGCATTGGCCCCGCCGTTTGCGATCAGCACTTGGCCGGTGATCTCGATCTGATTCCATTCGTCCGAAATCGGATTGAACGAACCCGATGGCACAAACTCGACGTTAAAGAAATTCAGGTCCCAGCGCGGCCCGACATCGTTGGTGGCGACGAACTTGATCTCGCCCTTGACCGAATCGACGGCGAAGATATCGATGCTTGTCCCGCCCACCGCAGCGGGGTCGACGATGCCGAGCAGCAGCATCGCCATATTGTGCGCGGTCAACTCCTCCATCAGGACGCGCAATTCACCGCTGCGGGTCTGCACGATAGATCGATCCTTGGTCTTGACGCCTGTGCGGCTGGAAAAGTGATCCAGCTTTTGAATGTCTGGCGTGTATTCCAGCTCGGCGACGTTGCCGAGATCGACAAACTCTGTGGCACCCTCCGGCTTAAACGAGACGATGCCTTTGCCTACCTGATAGTTGTCGGTGTCCGGGGCGAGCAGCGAAACGGGCATGTTGAACCCTCCTGTTATGGGGCAATAAAAAACCCGGCACGCGATTTGCGGGCCGGGTCGGGTCGAATGAAGTGGAAGCGCTTAAAGCTCGCTTGGCTTCAAGACGTAGGTAAACGTAAATCGCAGCGACAATTGCCCTTCCATGCTGCGTCCGCTCGCCATGTCGGTGGCGCAGCCGTTGTATTTGATGTCGCCGTTACTGCCGAGAATGGCGATCAGCGGCGCGGCGGTCGTGATGGCTTTCAGGATCGCCATCCGCATCGCGTTCATGTCCTCGCCGATACGCTCGTTTTTCGGCTCGCGCTGATCCATCACCACGTAAATTTCGGGCGACATATCGACAAGGTTCGGCGCGGCGGTGAGCCGACCGCGCTCCTGGGGAACGCCATCGCGGGCGGTCTCGTCGCCGTCGAGCAGCACCACCGCTGGCCGGATCGCCGCTGGTAGTTCGCCGCGATTGCGTACCACCACATGCACATTGTCGACGGCCTGTAACAACGTGAACAAGGCCGAGAGCACCTGTTCGCGGCGGTCGGTCATGCTCTTACCTGCAAGTCAAAGTAAAGCGTGGTGCCGCCGGGCGCGAGCGCGGTGACGGTGACGATGCGGTAGTCCTCGCCGTCAATCACCAGCCGCTCGGTCTCGGGGTCCGGCTTGTGGGCCAGTACCGCGACCAGCGCGCGGCGGTCGTGCGGCGCGATCAGTTTGCCATCGCGTTCGCGCGCGCCGTAGTCTGTCAAAATGGCGGTGACCGCCACCTCGTTGTCGTCGTCGTCGCGCAGCACTGCCGCGCGGCCGAACATCGCGATCATCTGCGTCGCGACAGTTTGCAGCGACGCATAGTTGATCGCGACCATCGGCGTCAGGTCCGGCGGGCGCGATAAAGCGCTTGCGGCATGGTGCAAACCGGAAGCGGATAGGAATACATTTCGACGTCCGCCCAGGAATTGCGGTCATCGTCCAGCACCATCGCCGAATAGAACTCTTGTCCGACTTGTCCAAGGTGTTCAAAGCGTTCGCCGGGTGACAGCGCATAGCGGAAGATTCCTGCACCCAATGGAAAAAAGAACCCCTTGTCGGTCCCGATAGAGACGATGCTCCCGACCGGCGTCCCTGGATCGCTTGAGCGATAATTGATGAACTCAATATCGCCGTAGACAAAGGACGACCATTCCTTGGCCGAGTTGCGAAGATCGGCCGCCGCCTGCCAGTTGAGAAAGGTGTTGCGAACCTCGGGGTTCGTGGTCAAGTCCTCGTAGAACGCATCGCCGCAGAGACATACGATGCGGTTGGCGGTGCCGACACCGGCAAGCCCGATCTGGATCGAACGGCGGGCCGCGCGGCACTTTTTCAGGATGGCCCCCGGTAGTCCGGCCTGATTGGCGAGATCAAAACTAACCTCGGCGGGGAACGTCTGCTCGAATTCAGCCGCCCAATCGTAAACAAGCGAACCGTCTGCATCGAGGACCTTCGCCTGCGTGACGAGATTGAGCAGATGATATTCCTTGGTCAGTTGGACGTTGTTGAGCATCTTGGTTTGGCGGCGTGCGATCTCGGTGGCAGCATCCTTTAACGCGACATCAGATGCCCACGCGCGCACGCCCAGCAGCTCGGCGGCCGTGATCCGAGATGCGTCGGCAAAGCGCAGTGTGTTAAACGCCCGCGCCAGCCGCTTGTCGCCGCCGGTCTGATGCGGAGGGGCACCGCGCGGCGAGAACGGCAGAATGACCGCGATGCTATTGCGTTCCTCGATCCAGATGACCTCGGTGCGGACCGGGTCGGGAACGATCAAGCCGCCGAGCGTTGAAAGATACGACGGGGTATAGGTGAGCTTGTCGATCGCGGCGGACATCTCCATCGCATCGGCAAACATATTGTTGTTAAAGACATTGAACGGGGTCATTGCAAAAAATCCTTCTGTTGCCGACCCCAATAAAAAACCCGGCGCGCGATTGCGGGCCGGGTCGGGTCGAATGATTTGCGGGAGAGAAAGCCTTTAGCGGAATACGAAACCAAGAGCTTTCAGAGCAGTGAGCGCCGCTGTTTTCTGGGTGTCGGTGATGCCGGGCTGCGACCAAACAATATCGCTTAGGCGAAGCGATACCGGGCCGCGTACCCATGCGGCAATCTCGCCACCGCTT